TATACGAGAAATAAAAAACATTAAACTTGCTAACCAATTACTAAAAGTAAAACGTAAAGCATTACAGGAGCAGCAGCAACAACAAGCTATGCAGCAACAAGCTATGCAAGCTCAACAAGCATTAAAATCACAAGAAATGCAAGCTCAGGTTGAAATGCAAAAACAACAAGCAGAAATGCAGGGTAAGATGCAGTTGAAACAAGCTGAGATAGCTTTTGAAATTGAGAAACAAAATAACGAGGCTATGCTTAAAAGTAAGTTAATGCAAGAAGAATTTAATTACAACTTACAGTTAAGAGGCATGGAGTCTAATTCTTTATCTCAAAGAGAATCTCAGAGAGAAAATGCTAAAGCCAAAAGAATAAGTCAAGCAAATACAGAACAATCAAAATTAATTGAACAAAGAAAAAACAATTTACCACCAGTAAACTTTGAATCTAATGAAGATAGTTTAGATGGATTTGACTTAGCTGAATTCAACCCTAGATAGGTTCAAAAATGGTATTGAAATTTTACTATCTTTGTAATAATCAAATTTAATCATATGGAAATCAAAGTAAAAGAAGTAACATTAGGTGAAGAAAAATCAGTTCAACAAGTAGAACAAGAGCTTTTAGATAAGCACGAAGAAAAACTTAATGATGACCAGCCAAAAGCTGAAGAGCCAAAAGCTGAAGAACCAAAAGCTGAAGAACCAAAAGCTATTGAGTTAAATGATGAAAATGTTCTTTCATATATTGGTAAAAGATATAATAAAAAAATTAGTTCATTTGATGAATTAATGAGTGAGCGAGAAACACAGGAAGAATTACCTGCTGATGTTGCTGCTTACTTTAAATATAAAAAAGATACAGGTAGAGGAATTGAGGATTTTGTACAGTTACAAAAAGACTACGATGAATCTAATCCTGATTCTTTACTTAGGGATTATTTACGTGCTACTGAAGATGGTCTTGATGAAGAGGATATTGAAACCTTAATGGATGATTATTCTTTTGATGAAGAGCTAGATGAAGAGGCAGATGTAAAAAAAATTAAGTTAAAGAAGAAAAAAGCTATTGCTAAGGCAAAAGATTACTTCAAAGGAATGCAAGAGAAATACAAGCAGCCACTTGAGTCAAGGGGAACGCAAGATTCAAATGTATCCAACGAAGAAATGGAAGGTTATAAGCAATACATCGCAGAAGCAAAGTCTTATGAAGAAAAGACTGCTAGACAGAAAGAGTTGTATGACTCTAAGACGTTAGAGGTATTTACACCTGAATTCAAAGGTTTTGAATTTAATGTAGGTGAAGAAACAATAACGTTTTCTCCAGGCAGTTTAGAAGATTTAAAGAAGAGCGCATTAAATCCAGGTAGTTGGGCATCCAAGTATTTAGATGATGATGGTCTTTTAGAAGACTCTAAAGGTTTTCATAGGAGTGTAGCGATTGCACAGAATCCTGAAAAGTTTGCTAAGTTCTTTTATGAGCAAGGTAAAGCTAATGCCACAGAAGATGTGATGCGTAAGACAAAAAATATTAATATGTCAGAGCGAAGAACACCTGAAGTGACTACTAAGGGAGGAACACAATTCAAGTCTATAAGCAGCAGTAGCAGTAGAGGACTTAAAATAAGAAGTATTAAAAATAAAAATTAATTTAAAAAATAAAAATTATGGCACTAGACGGTTCAGTCCAAACAACGCCAGGCTTTGATTTGCAACCAAGTTCGCATCAAACACCTTTGGCATCAAATTACATTACTGATTTCAACTTTTTGAATCAGTACTTACCAGACACTTACGAAAAAGAATTCGAGCGTTATGGTAACAGAACAATCTCCTCATTCATTAGAATGGTAGGAGCAGAAATGCCTTCTAACTCAGACCTTATCAAATGGGCAGAGCAAGGAAGATTACACACGAAGTATGTTGATTGTGGTACTGCAGCAGTAGTAGCAGGTGGAGAAGCAGTTTTCCAAGTAAATGACGTACTTAACCCAGCAGGTTCAACTGTACAACCAGGTTCTGGTGCAACAGTTCAAATTGCAATTAGAGTTGGTCAAACAGTTGTTGTTGTAAACAATGATGGTTCAGGTGAGTTTAAAGCTATTGTTATAGCGGTAGACCTTACAAATGGTCAATTTACTGTTGCATTTTATGATGCTGCAGGATATACAGGTGGTACAGGATTAGGAAATGCTGATGCAAGTATTTTCATTTATGGTTCTGAATTTAAGAAAGGAACAAACGGAATGCAAGGTTCATTAGAATCTGATGATTTCATTTTTGAGAACACTCCAATCATCATCAAAGATAAGTATGCAGTATCAGGTTCTGATATGGCTCAAATCGGATGGATTGAGGTTACTACTGAAAACGGAGCTTCAGGTTACTTATGGTACTTAAAGTCTGAGCATGAAACTCGTTTACGTTACGATGACTATTTAGAAACGGCTATGATTGAAGCAGTACCTGCAGAAGCTGGTTCTGGTGTGAAAGCACAAACTACTTCTGACCAAGTAGGAGACAAGGGTTCTGAAGGTGTATTCTATGTAGTACAACAAAGAGGAAATGTATGGGCAGGAGGAAATCCTGACTCTTTAGCTGACTTTGACGCTATCATTTCACGTTTAGATAAGCAAGGTTCTATCGAAGAAAATGTAATTTTCTTAAACAGAGACTTTGGATTTGACATCGATGATATGTTAGCAGCTCAAAACTCTTATGGAGCAGGTGGAACATCTTATGGTCTTTTTGACAATGACAAAGACATGGCATTGAATTTAGGATTTACAGGATTCCGTAGAGGATATGATTTTTACAAGACTGACTGGAAGTACTTAAACGACCCAACTATGAGAGGTGGTGTTGATGGTACAGGAAGCATTAACGGATTGTTAGTACCTGCAGGTTCTACAACTGTTTATGACCAAGTTCTTGGTAAAAATGCTAAGAGACCATTCTTACACGTAAGATATAGAGCTTCTGAAACTGAAGACAGACGTTACAAAACTTGGATCACTGGTTCAGCTGGTGGAGCAAGAACATCTGACTTAGATGCAATGGAGGTAAACTTCTTGAGTGAAAGAGCAGTTTGTACTTTAGGTGCGAACAACTTCTTTATCTTCCAAGACTAAGAATACTAACCAAAGAAAAGGGGTCTCTTCAAAGAGACTCCTTTTTATTAATTAAATTAAATTATATCAAATGAAAACTACAATACAAAGAGTAGACAAAGTCTACAAACTAACAAGGAATGCAGCACCTTTATCCTTCATGCTTGCAACAAGACACACAAGAAGATTTCCATTACTTTGGGTAGACCCAGAAACAGGTATAAACAGAGAATTACGTTATGCTAGAAACCAATCATCACCTTTTGTAGATGAGCAGGATGGTAATGCAATTATAGAGCCTGTTGTTTTTGAAGATGGATTTTTAAGAGTTTCTAAAAACAACCAAATTTTACAAAGATTTTTAGATGTACACCCACATAATGGTATTAAGTTTAAGGAGTTAGATAAATCTAAAGATGCTCAAGAAATTGTTGAAAATATAAATGTAGAGCTTGACGCAATGTTAGAAGCTCGTTCTTTATCTATACAACAACTAGAAACTTTAACAAGAGTGTTATTTTCAAAAGACCCATCTAGGATTAGTACAGACGAAATGAAAAGAGATATCTTAGTTTATGCTAAGAGAGAGCCAAGAGAGTTTATGTCTTTAGTAAACGACCCTGTATTAAAACTACAAGCAACTGTACATAAATTGTTTGAGGAAGGTTTTATAAAATATAGAAATAAAAACAAAGAGGTTTGGTTTAATACTAAGACCAATAAAACAAGAATGTGTACAATCCCTTACGGAGAAGACCCAATCTATATAGTGTCCTCTTTTTTCCAAACTGACGATGGAGTAGAGTCGTTAAAAATACTAGAACAACTGCTAGATTAGTAGCAGTAAATTGAAAGGAGGTCTATTTTTAGACCTCTTTTTTTTTTAACTATCTTTGTGTAAATAATAGTTAGGATGATAAACGATATTAGAAATACAGTTTTAGCCGTGTTAAACAAAAACAATTATGGCTACATCTCTCCACAAGATTTTAATCTATATGCACAACAAGCTCAAATGGATTTGTTTGAGGATTATTTTTATGCATATAATTATCAAATAAATAAAGAGAATCAAAGAACATCAGGTACAGGGTATGCAGATATTAAAAAGGGTTATGAAGAGGTTATTGATTTTTTTTCAGTAACAAGTGCATTGACTGCAAACGGAGCAGTAACGGATGGATATTTTCTTCCTTCTGTAGCGACTACAGGTTCTGATTATTACTTAATAAATAAAATATTTATTGGAAGCGTTGAAGCGGAAAGGGTTGAACAGAGTAAGATATTATTACTTAATTCATCTCCATTAACTTCTCCATCTTCTTCTTTTCCAGCTTATACAACACAAGCTCTTACGGCTACGTTATATCCGTCTCCTAAGAGTATTCCTCAGTGTCAGTACATAAGATATCCTAAGCCTCCAAAATGGACTTATGTAGATTTAGGTTCAGGCAGTGAGCCTGTGTTTGACCAAACTCAACCTGACTATCAGGACTTTGAGTTGTTTCCAGACGATGCAACGGATTTAACAATGAAGATATTACAATACGCAGGAGTGTCAATTAGAGAGGCATCAGTTGTTCAATATGCAGGAGCTGCAGAGGCTTCTGAAACTAATAGCGAAAAATAATTATGTCATACCTTAGTCAATACGAATATTATGAGAATGGAGGAAACTCTCCTAGAGATGCCAATTGGGGATCATATCAATATGTTTCATTAAAAGATATAGTTGTAAACTATCAATTAATGTATTCAGGAAACCATTCATTAGTCAATAATGAAGAGCGATACAAAATATTGTTTCATGCTAAAAGAGCAGTTCAGGAATTAAACTATGATGCTTTTAAAGAAGTTAAAGTTTTGCAGCTAACTGTTTCAGAAGAACTTAGATTTATTTTACCTTCTGATTACGTGAATTGGGTTAGAATATCTTACTACAAAGATGGTGTTATTAGACCAATGGTAGAAAACATTCAAGTAAATTCAGCTAAGGCTTATCTTCAAGCTAATGATGCAAGGATACTTTTTGATGATGAAGGAAAGGCACTTCAACCAGAAGAATCACCATTAGATTTTGCACGTATTAAAGGTCAAAAGCCAAGTATTTACTTAAACAGTTTAAGTCCGTACAATGGTTTGTTGGGTTACGAATACGAAGGATGCTGGTACTTTGACTTTGCGGTTGGTGCAAGATTTGGTTTGAATACAGAAACTGCAAATACAAACCCTACTTTTAAGATTGATAAAAAAGCAGGAGTAATAAACTTTGATTCCACTATGGCAAATGAAAGTTGTATACTAGAATACATATCCGATGGAATGGAAGGTGGAGATGATACTCAGGTAACTGTAAACAAGTTGTTTGAAGATTATGTTTATGCTTATATTAGTTATCAAATATTAAATGGCAAATTAGGTGTTCAAGAGTATGTTGTTAATCGAGCTAGAAAAGCTAAATCAGCACTTCTAAGGAACGCAAAAATAAGATTAAGCAATATACATCCAGGAAGGTTATTAATGAATCTGAGAGGGAAAGACAAGTGGATAAAATAATATGGCTACAGTTCAAAGAAATTTTATAGCAGGTAAAATGAATAAGTCTCTTGACGAACGATTAGTTCCTCAAGGACAATATATTGATGCGGTAAATGTTAGATTAGGTTCGTCTGAGTCAACTGAAATAGGTGCGGTAGAAAACTCAAAAGGTAACACTCAGCTAACTTCACTGTCTTACTTAGGTGTATCTTTAAGTAATCAAGCAAAATGTATTGGAGCTTATGAAGATGGAGCAAATGAAACTTTATACTGGTTTATTACAGACCCTGGATTTGGAGTAACTAGTCCAACAGGAATACTAGACTTAATAGTTTCTTTTAATACAGTTACAAATAACTTAGTGTATCACGTTTTAAGTGTATCTAAGGGAGGTATTAATCCATCAGAAACAGTTTTAAATTTTAATGACACATATCTTATAACAGGTGTTAATTTAGTAGATGGATTGTTATTTTGGACAGACAACTACAATGCTCCTAGATTTATTAACACAACTAGAACTTACAGTGAGCCAAGTGGTACACCTCTTGTTGATGGGAATGGAGACGCTTCTCTTTTAGAGGAGTCTTTATTGGTTATAAAAAAACCTCCACATACTGCTCCTACAATTGAAATGACCACAACAAGTGGAGGTGATGAAAATTTTTTAGAAGAAAGATTTATTTCGTTTGCCTATAGGTACGAATACCAAGATGATGAATACTCAGCAACTTCACAGTTTTCAGATGCAGCATTCTTTAGTAACCCTTTTGATTTTAGCGGAGAGTCTTACTTAAATGAAGGTGCTACAAATAAGTTTAACACCGCTATAGTAACGTATAACTCAGGAGGTCCTCTAGTGACCGCAATCGATTTATTATTTAAAGATAGTGAAGGGACAGTTATTAAGGTAATAGAAAAATTAAAAAAATCAGAGCTAGGTCTTGCCGACAATACTAATTATACTTTTACTTTTAGAAATAGCAAAATATTTACAATACTACCAGAGTCAGAATTATTGAGGCTATATGACAATGTTCCGTTATTAGCTCAATCTCAGACATTAATGGGTAATAGATTGATGTATGGTAATTATATTGAGAATTACAACCTAGTAGATAAAAACAATGTTCCAGTTAAGTTTGAGTTTAGCACAGAACTTATATCTGAACTTATAGGATTTGAGCCTGTTGAAGACACAACAGATAGTGTAAACTTTAACTTTGGTTCATCTATTAATGTAGCTGATGCTCAGTTAGTTATAGACCTAGAAGGCTTTGAATTAACTTCAGGTTCTCTTATAACTATTGATGCGTCATTTACACATAGCTCTTTTGCAGGAGGCACTCCTACAGAAGACACGCCTGCTACAGAAATAATATGGAGTTATACTCTTCCTCAAGATTACGCTAGTGTTTATGAATTAGCCACTAGTATTGATTTTCAAGAAAAGGTAGGTGTTGTTTCTACAATAAAACCAGTATACAACTCTGACCCTTCAGGTCAAGACTCTTGTGATGGAAATACACTTACAGATGTAATAAACTGTGCAGTACCTAACACGCTAGATTCAGTTCAGCCAACAAGCTGGACTAAGTTTGAGAGTGGTATATCTGCTGCAAATCAACCTGTAGGAATTGTAACATCTCCAGGAGAAAATACAATAGGATTTGAAATAATAGCTATGCGTAGGGTAGACGATGTTACTACTCCAACTCAGAGTGTTTACGAATACTTTGAATGGAATTTTGCTGAAGTATCATTTCAAATAATAAGCGATACTAAAAGCTTACACAGTAATAGAGATTATGAAATAGGTATAGTTTATATGGATGACTTTAACAGGGCATCTACTGCTTTAGTTAGTCCTAACAATGATGAGCATATACCATGTGAGTTTTCAGATAGAAAAAACTATATTCAGGTTACAATACCTAGCATACAGAAACCTCCATTTTGGGCAACAAAGTATAAGTTTGTAATAAAGCCTAGTACTGAATTATATGAAACAATATACACAAATATATTTTTTACAGACTCAACAACAGGTGAAACATACTTTTTATTAGAGGGTGAGAACCAACGAAAAGTAGAGGTAGGTGATAGGTATATTGTAAAGCTTGATAGTCAAGGTCCTTTACTAAGATGTGCTTATGCAACAGTGTTAGAGAAGGAAGCTAAAGAAACAGATTTTTTAGACCCTCTACCGCAAGATTCTTTAAACAATGATATTTCTATTCCTGCAGGAACTTACATGAAAATGAAGGCACAAGATTTTTCTGTTCAAGTAGGAGACGACCCTTTTATATTGCCAGGGAAAAGTTGTTATGTTTCTAGAAATAGAGGAAACGCTGTTGTTGGTGTTTACAGAGGTTTAAGTGGTGCACCTGACGATGCAGGTATATTTTCACCGCCTACTATTCCTTCAGGAACTAGAATTAAAATAGACTTTGACTCTACAAGAAGAGGTTCAGGTGATGGAAACTTATCTTGCGAAAGAAGAAAATACAGACTAGAAACTACATTAACATCATCTCAGGATTATGGTAACATTATTGATTGGTGGGAAGGTGATAATGTTCAAAGTATTTTAAATACAGGACAACAAGAAGTTGGAGGTAATGGAGATGATGTAGAAAACGAATACCTAAGTATAACTAATAGTACGTCAAACAATTATGGTATTGGTAATGGTAGTGAAACCATTAACTATTATAGGTGGTATCAAGACACTAACACAAATGAAATACGTTTTATTGCTTCAGGAACACAAGCTTGTGGTTCTAAGCCTAAACGAAGAGCTAACTTATGTATAACATTTGAGGTATTCAGAGCTGAAAGCACAATCGTATTTGAAACACAACCTAAAGATTCTCAGCCTGATGTTTGGTATGAAGGTTCAGAAACTTTTGATATAGTAAAAGATGGGTGTTTATTTGACTTGAGTGTAAATTCTGCAGAACCAAACCCAATAGCGTTTGAGTATACATTTCAAGGATTTCAAAAACAGATAGTTGTAAACCCAGACGAGAGTATACAAAATGTAAATGGAGATTGCAATTCAATGGTAGTTTCATTTTCAACACCTCCTAGTAATCCTTCAAATGTTACAATAAATAGTACTACTGTAGAAAATTCTCATTTAGGAAATATTCAATCACAGACATTAACTCAACCTGCAATTATAAAAACATCATTCTTTAATTGTTTTTCTTTTGGTAACGGAGTAGAGAGTTATAAAATTAGAGATTCTATAATTGGAAGACCATTGCTATTAGGTAATAGAGTTACAACAACATCTGCTGAAGATTACAGACAAGCTGATAGATTTGCTGATATTACTTATAGTGGAATATACAATGATGAAAGTAATGTAAACAAGCTAAATGAGTTTAACTTAGGATTATTAAACTTTAAGAAAACTGAAGAGTCATTTGGTCCTATACAAAAAATGTTTGCTAGGAGTACTGATATACTTACGCTTCAGGAAGATAAAATATCTTATGTATTGGCAGGTAAAAATTTATTATCTGACTCTGCGGTAGGAGGAGCTATTACATCTGTTCCTCAAGTGCTAGGAACTCAGATAGCAAGGCTTGAAGAGTTTGGTATAAGTTCTAATCCTGAAAGCTTTGCAGTGTATGGATACGACAAGTATTTCTCTGACCAAAAACGTGGAGTTCTTTTACAGTTAAAAGGTAGTGGTTATCAAAATGAGCAACTAACAGTTATATCTGAAGCAGGAATGCGTTCTTGGTTTAGAGATAAATTTATTGCCTCTCCAAATACTCAAAAACTAGGAGGGTATGACCCTTACATGGATGAATATGTTTTCTCACTTAATGACAATAAATTACCAACAGTTATTGATTGTATAGAGTGTGGTAATAATAGTTTCTTTAAATATGCTTTAGTAGATAGAGAGTTTTGTTTTAATCTTGGTCAACTAGTTGGTGATGTAACAATAAAACTAAACACAAACTTTATTGAAACAGGCTTATTGCAACTATCAACAAATTATAGAGGAGTTGTTACAACGACCACATTAACTCAAGGTCCTAAAAATGTAGTGTTTAATAAGGATACAGTTTCAGAAGAAGATGTAATAATAACATTTACAGGTAGTGTAGTGGCAGACATTAATATGAGTGTTTCATGTCCTGAAGCTAAAACTATAGAGATAATACAAGTGTGTGTGTCTGACAATGTGGATGCAGGTCAGTTTATACATAACCAATATAGATGGATTGACGGAACATTTACATCTCCATTACACCAAGAACAAGTACAGTTAGGTACAGGATTAGTATCTCAGTATAGCTCTGTATCAGGATTACAAGGAGCAGGTGTTATTCCTGCTGATGGAGCTGATGTATCTATAATATCTAATAAGATATCACCAACAGATACATTTGTTTTTGCTAATCCTCCAATGAACTTTAAGTATTTAAGAAGCAACGTATTGTATGCAAATACTCCTACTGCAATTCAAAACTTATTAAACAACCCACTAACAACAACATTATCAGTAGATGCTAGTGGTGCGCCATCTACATATGTAGGAGAGTTTACAATGCCTACAGGAAGTTCAGGAGATTACTTATATTTGATATATGATTACAGAGAGCCTGTGTTATTAGAATTATGTTACTCTGCAACTAGTGCATTAGATGCTTGTTGTAATTGCACAACACCGCCTCCAGTACAATAAAAAATAAAATATGGCAACATTAGGAAATTATTATTTAAACGGACCAAGCTTATCAACGGCAACAGGTATATTTACAGATGTAAATTTAACAACTTGTGCGCCTGCTGGATGGTATTCTGATGGGGTAATTTCTAGACAGTTGTCAGGTTGTAAGTTGTTACCTCAACAGAACTGTCCAGACTGTAGTGGTGAGAATAAAATAAAGCTTCAGTACAACGCTACTTCAGCAATTGATTTATATTGTGTATCAAGCACAAATGTAAATGCGTATATGGCGACAGGAGATGTGTTTAGTTCTACTACTCAAATATACCAAGACGCAGCTTTAACAACTCCAATGGTAGATGGTTTTTATAGAGAGCCTCTTTCTAGTTTTTATAGAGAACAGTCACTAAGTATTCTAGGTGCGTTAACTCCTGGTCCTGCTTGTCCTCCAGAAGATATTTACAGGAGTGGACCTTCATTAACTTGTAGTGATTTCTGTACAACAAACTATAACATTAGTGTTGGGTTTAGCACAGTAAGCGGTAACGACTATTTCACATTAACTTTTGGTGATGAGATTGTGGGAGGTTTAGCTGATGGATTTTATGCTTATGATGACTTTTCTAGTTCAACTGGTACAAGTCCAAGCTTTAGGATAATGGAAATTCAAAATAATTTAGTGATTGATATTCTTGTGTGTGATGCAGGAAACAATTGCGTAAATCCATAAATAAATAAAATATGCCAGACTATACATTAACATATGACGATGGGGTAAAAGGATTTCCATCTTTTTATACCTACTATCCTGATTGGATGATTGGTATGAATAATTATTTTTACACATTTAACGAGGGTAACCTTTACCGCCATAACACAAACGAGCGTAGAAATAATTATTATGGTCAGGACTTTTCGTCTGTACTAACATCTGTGTTTAATGATGAGGCTTTAATGAATAAAATTTTTAAAACATTAGCTTTAGAGTCTGATGATTCTTGGGAGGCTAGTGTTAATAGCGATCAACAAAGTGGAAACTTTATAGACAAGGATGACTTTAAGTTAAAAGAGGGAGGTTACTTTGGATATCTTAGAGCTGAAAACTCAACCCCTGCAGCTACTACTCAATATGCTTTAAGGTCTGCTAATGGTATTGGTAATAATACATTTGCAGATATATCAAATCCTTCACAGGTTAGAGTAAACTTTAGCACCACTGTAAGCATAGGTACAATTTTAAGTATAGGAGATTTGTTGTATATTAACGATGCAGGAACTGTTAAGTTAATAGGTAAGGTGACAGATAGATTTGAAGATATTCCGAATGGAGAAAACTATTTAATTGTTGATACTACGGCAGGTAATTTACCGCCAACAACACCAGTATATTATTTCTTTATAAAGAACGCTACTGCTGAGTCTCATGGTATATTGGGTCACTATGCGGTATTTACTTTAACAAACAATAGTACTGAGTCAGTTGAATTATTTGCAGTTGAATCAGAGGTTATGAAATCATTTCCTTAAAATTAGTATCTTTACAGTAATAATTAAAAAGTAAAATATGGCAGCAGCAGCAATCGCATCACTCGCATTATCGGCTTTAGGAACAGGAATGTCTTTTGGTCAAGCGTCAAAACAACGTAGGTCTGAACAAAAAGCTATTAGATCAGCAGAAGCCGCTATGGAACAGGCTAGAAAAAGATTAGAAGTAAACTACTTAGATGCCTTAGCTATACAGAAAGAACCTTACGAATTAGAAAGAGAAGCTCTGCTTGTTGCAGGCGCACAAGGTATTGAGGCTGCTAGAGAGTCTGAACGAGGTGCGGCAGCAGGTGTTGGTAGAATACAACTAGCACAACAAAGAGGGCAACAAGGTATACGCTCAGCAATGGGTAGAGAAATGACTGCATTAGATAAAGCTGCAGCGGCAGAAGATTCTAAGATTCGTGATGCTCAGGCTCAATTAGATTTAGGTGAAGCTGCAGGTGCGCAAATGGCAGCAGCAAATGCTAGCAAAGCAGCAGCGGCAGCACAGTTACAAGGGTTTCAACAGTTAGCATCTTTAGGTGTTCAAGCTTTAGAGACTGCACCATTGTATGCAAAAAGTCAAGGTGTTAGAGATTTTAATAAAGGTCAAAGACAAGCCGTTAGAAAAGCTAGACAAGATTCAGGAAAAGGATTTTTAGGAATAGGAACAGGCGTTGATAAAACTGCAGTACAAAACCAATTTATGCTTGATACAATAAAAGGAAATGAAGGATATCAACAAATGTTTAGTAAGCTTGCAGGAACACAAGGACTTTCTGATTTTAATGAGAAATCATTTTTAGCTAACCCTCAATCTTACATAAATAGAGGTAGTGTGGAACAACAAGCATACTTACAAAACCTACTTTATGGAACGGAAATGAGTTATGGTGATGTTGATATTGATGAGGAAGATACAGGATTAATGCAAAATCCAAGGATGGCAACTTTTGGATTTTAATAAATAAAAAATAAAGCAAATGTCATATTATAAGTACGCAGAAAGAGACGCTAGTAATCAGGTAAATTGGTCTGAGATTACATCAAACATGGTGAAGTCTTTAAAAGATGCTGAGGCTATTAGAGAGTCTAAAAGACAAGCTATCAATGACGCTACTGCAGAACTTGGTACTACTCTTTCAGAAGCTCCACAAGGAGAGCATAAAGGACTTAATGAGTTTGCTATGACTTATGCTAACAATGCACAACAGATGCGTTTAATGCAGGATAAATTATTAAAGTCTGGTCAGTTAAGTTTAAAGGACTATAACATTGGTCGTGCAAACCTTACCGAAGGAACAACACAACTATTTAGTTTAGGAAAAAAATACCAAGCAGTATACGCTGACAGAATGAAGAAGTTTCAAGATGGTACTACGTCTCAACTAGATGCTGATATGTTGGCTAGGCTTGAAGGGTTTGCAAACTTTTCAAATCACGAGGCTTATATAAACCCTACTAATGGACAGGTAAGTATGGGTAAATTAGTTGACAAAACAATTGATGGAAAGACAGTTAAGACCATGGATAAAACTCCAGGAAGCTTCACTACTATTCAACAATTAAATTTTTCTTTAGGTCAAGAGATACAAAAGTATCAAATGAATGGTCTTGATGCTGAGGTTAAGAAGTTTGCAAAAACTTATTTAACAACAGATGGACCTTACCAAACACTTGATGATGTTAGACAGATGCCTGAGTATGATAAGATGGTAAATGATATTGTTAACTCTCAACTTGTTATGCCAAATAGTGTGGGTAGTATTCTTAAAGATTATATT